ACGCTGGTATTGGCTGTACCTATGATGCGGTACTTGATGCTTTCGTGCCGCCGCAGCCATACCCATCTTGGACATTGAATCCTGATACCGCGCTATGGGAACCCCCCGTACCAATGCCAGAAGATGCTGGTACAGGTGAACCGCCCAAGATGTATATGTGGGATGAAGCCACGCAATCGTGGGTTGAGATGCCGCAATCATGATGACAATGATCTCAACTTTCCTGTCTTTCTTGGCAGGTGGACTACCCAAGATCCTGCAAATCTTCCAAGACCGGCAGGATAAAAAGCATGAGTTGGCCCTTGTCGCTGCTCAGAAGGAGCGCGAGTTGGCTTTGGCCGAACGCGGCTTCATTGCTCAGGCACGGGTAGAAGAAATCAAGCTGGAGCAGATTCAAACTCAGACGGCAGGTGAGGAACGCCAAGCCCTGTACCAGCACGACATGGAAATCGGAAAAGGCGCGAGTCAGTGGATGATCAACCTCCGCGCTAGTGTCCGTCCGGTTGTGACGTATATCTTCGTGTTGGAACTTGTTGCCATCAACATCGCTGGAGTCTGGTACGCCTACAACACGGGTGTGCCGTTTGCTGCTGCGATGGCAGAGGTGTTCTCGGATGACGAGATGCTGATTCTGTCTTCCATCATCGCCTTCTGGTTCGGGACACAGGCTTTTGGCAAGAAGTGAAAGTCAGCCCTGCCGCCATTCAGATGATCAAGCACCACGAAGGGGTGAGGACTAAACCTTACCGCTGCCCGGCGCTTTTGTGGACGGTGGGCGTGGGCCACGTGATTGAACCGACTCACACGGCGGTGAAGTATGAGGAGCGGCGGCATCTACCGATACCCGCAGGCTGGGACCGGGTTCTCACGATGGACGAGGTGGACCGGATACTTGCTCAAGACCTTGGCCGGTTTGAGCGTGGTGTGGTTCGACTTTGCCCTGCTGCTGTTGGCAATCAGGGAGTCTTTGATGCTCTCGTATCTTTTGCCTTCAACGTGGGCCTTGGCAATCTCCAACGCTCTTCCCTTCGGATGAAGACTAACCGGGGCGAGTTTGAAGAGGCGGCTGACGAGTTCCTGAAATGGACGAAGGCGGGTGGTAAAGTACTGCCGGGATTGGTAAAAAGGCGCAACGACGAACGGGCGTTGTACCTGTCAGGGGTTGTCTAATGCCACTTCAGAAACTAGAACTACGCCCCGGCGTTAACCGCGAATCAACCAGCTACGCCAACGAGGGCGGCTTCTTCGCATCCGACAAGGTGCGTTTTCGATCCGGCTACGCTGAAAAACTGGGCGGCTGGCAGAACATTAATTTTGCCTATACGTACAAAGGTGTAGCCCGGTATCTCTGGAACTGGGTAACGGTTGTTGGTCAGAATCTTCTTGGCGTTGGTACTAATCAGAAAGTCTACGTAGAACTGGGCGGTGAGTTTTACGACATTACCCCACTCGCATCATCTGTAACTCTTTCTGCTAATCCGTTTAGTACGGTGGCAGGCAGTAAAGCTGTTGAAGTTGGAGCCACTGCACATGGTACGTCTATCGGTACGTACGTCACTTTTTCAGGTGCTACGGCGGTTGGTAGCCTGACTTTAAACGGTGCGTTTGAGGTTGCTTCAGTCCCAAGTGCCAATTCGTACGTCATCTATTCACCCACTGCGGCAGGTTCAACGGCTACGGGTGGCGGCTCTTTAGTCGTTGCTCAATACGATATTGATGCAGGTAATGCTGTCTATACCACCCAAGTTGGCTGGGGCGGTCCTCCGTGGGGTAGTGGTGGTTGGGGTTCAGCATCTCCTGCTGGCATCCCGATGCGGCTCTGGTCGATGTTTAACTACGGCGATGACCTGATATTTGCTGAGCGTAGCGGTGAAGTTTATTTCTGGACTAAAGACACTACTACGTGGGCACGAGCGGTATCGCTTGAAGACAAAGCCAACACGGTAGAAAAAACAGCGACTACGGCTACGGCTGCTTCTGGCGCTGCCGCTATTGTGGTGGCTGACGCCACAGGCATTAACACAGGTTCTGTTGTATCAGGTACGGGCATTCCAACGGGTACTTTTGTAACTGCCGCTTGGACAGGTTCAACTTCCGTTACGCTTTCGGCGGCAGTCACGGCCACTCTTACGGCTTCCGCCGTCTCTTTTAGTTTTGCGGGGCGTCATGTTCCCAATGAAACTAATGTCATCATCGACTCGCCCGTAAACGAATTCACGATTTGTATGGGTTCGACCCCGTACGACCCGACTAATTTCAACACGGTATTTAATCCGCTTCTTGTACGTTGGTCAGATCAAGGTAATCCGTACGAGTGGGTGCCTGAAGTTACTAATCAGTCTGGTGAGCAAACTCTGTCTCACGGCTCGTTTATCGTAGCTACGCAGAATACTCGTCAGGAAATTCTAATTTGGACTGATACCGCCATCTTCTCTATGCAGTACATTGGACCGCCGTTCGTGTGGAACTTTGTACTGTTAGATCAAGATATTTCTATTGCTTCGCAGAATGCAGCGCAAACGGTCAATAACGTCACGTATTGGATGGGTCGTGACAAGTTCTTCATGTATACGGGTCGCGTAGAAACGCTGCCTTGCACCCTTCGTCAGTTTGTCTATAACGACATTAACTACGATCAACTTGATCAAGTTTGCACGGGCAGTAACGAGGGCTTCAATGAAGTCTGGTGGTTCTACCCGTCAGCCAATAGTTTTATTAATGATCGCTATGTGATCTATAACTATCTTGAGCGTATTTGGTATTACGGCAATATCAATCGCACGGCGTGGTCCGAGCATACCCAGCGTAACTACCCAATCGCAGCGTTCTCTATTCAGACTTCGTATCTAGCTACGTCGATTGATTCATCCATTACGACTATTGCCTTGGTAGATGCTGCAACGTACCCGTTAAGCGGTACGGTTACGATTGATTCTGAGCAAATCACATACGCCAACATCGTTAACAATACTCTTACTGGATGCGTACGTGGCGCGAACTCTACCGTGGCTGCGTCTCATACTCAGTACACCGTTGTCAGTCTCAAGATTCCAAATCAAATCTTGTTGCATGAAGTTGGCAACGATGATGCGTCGGTCAATCCGCCTGTGCCGATTGAAGCGTTTATTGAGTCGTCAGATTTTGACATCCAAGACGGTCAGAACTTTGGCTACGTCTGGCGCATCCTACCCGACTTAAACTTCACGGGATCAAGTGGGGCCAATCCGTCTGTAACGCTGACCGTTAAACCTCGTCAGAATTCAGGCAGTAACTACACCGCTGCCGATACGCCGACCGTTACCCGAACATCGGTAATCCCGATTCAACAGTACACTGGTCAGGTCTATACCCGAGTGCGTGGTCGTCAGATGGCGTTCCGTGTGGACTCAACTGATCTCGGTGTGGCGTGGCAGATGGGCATGATGCGTATCGATGTCAAACCGGACGGGCGTCGATGACCGTCGCTCGCGGTGTAGTGCCGCCAAACTTGCCGGTTGCTCCGACTGATTATCAAGTTCGATATCAGGATCAGTTAACCAACATCCTGCGTTTGTTTTTTAGCCAAATCGCTAATCGGGTTAATTCCCCGACCGCACACGCTTCGTACTTTGACACTACGACGCAGACGAATCCGGTAGCCGATGCCGTCAACTTATTTACTTATAACTCGGTTGTTACTCAGCAAGCCGTCATTCGTGGTGTACCCACATCTAGAATATTTGTTGCCCAGACGGGTATCTATAACTTTCAGTTCTCGGCTCAGTTGGACAAGACTGGCGGCTCGGCTAGTGCGGTCTATATCTGGCCCCGTATTAATGGGATCAACCTACCGGATTCGGCTACTAAGATTGTCATCGACGGTCCCAACAACGAGATCGTGGCGGCTTGGAACTTTGTGCTTGTGCTAGAAGCCAACGACTACTTTGAGTTGGCTTGGCAATCTTCCGATACTAACGTGATCATCCCGTATGTGGCGGCAAGTGGGAATATCCCGGCTATTCCGTCCATCATCCTGACCGTCACTTGGGTATCGAACTACGAAGCCAATGAGTGATACCATCTGTACAAATTTAACCCCGTGGGGGGATTATGTATAACGACGCGCCCGAGGCAGGCTTAGCCTCCCTTCTTGCTTCCCGTGGCCGGAACGGTGATTCCGTGCTTGTTCACATGGCTCCCGAGGAGGTCCAAGGGCTTCAGGCTCTTGCGATGGCGCACGGCGGTGAACTAACCATCAACCCCGATACGGGGCTTTACGAAGCCAATATCCTTAAGAAGTTCCTGCCCATGATTGCAGGCGCGGTACTTAATACCGTCGCGCCGGGAATAGGTGGTTCAATTGGTAGGTTTTTTGGCGCTACTGGCACCGCTGCCAGTACGCTTGGTACGGGCCTATTAGTTGGCGGTGTTACCGGCCTGATTGAGGGTGACCTGAAGAAAGGCTTGATGGCAGGCATCGGAGCTTATAGCGGTGCCAACCTTGCTCAGTCGTTGCAGGGTGCTTCTGTTGGGGCAGGCATAGAGCCTGAAAGAGTTTCTGCCGAAGAACTTGCCAAAACGAATCAGGCTGTAGAGGCTGCCAAGCAGACGGTTGGAGCTAGACCCGTTTATAACCCCACCGGTACCGAGACTGACGGCCTTGACTACTTTAAGTCTGCCAACGTCTTCAAGGGTGCGCCTACTGTCGGCGATTTAGACATCGGTCGTCAGGCTATTGCCACGGGCGCTACCACCCCTGATCAGATACTTGATTTCACCAAGTCGGCTAACGTCTTCAAGGGTACGCCGACACCAATGGATTTATCCACAGGCCGAGCAGCCAACATTGCTGGTACCGGGTTGAGAGGTGTGGGCGAAGGGATCATGTCTCTTGTGCAGTCCCCGCAATCTCGCGGAGCGTTTATTGATCGGTTGGGCGGTGGTTTCCAATCCAATCTTGGTCAAAGCGCGGCAAAGTATGCAACATTGATGGGCGTTTCTGACGCCCTTACGCCTGAGTACGAAGCCCCTTCGGGGCCGGTAAGCGACGACTATATTTACATATCGGGCGGGTTCAATCCGATGTATAGCTATGGCCGTGAGCATAGTTATTTCCTGCCGGGTAAGTACTACAAAAAGACTAAACAAGGTCTTGTGCCGTACAACCCATATGCGATGGCACCGGGATATGCGACGGGCGGCCCTGTCCAAGCACCTGATCAAAACATGAATCAGCAGCGTTCGATTCCGCATCAGAACGCGACGTTCCCTTATCCCAATCAAAACTATCCTTTATCAACCGTAACAGGTACGCCGTATCCTGCTATGCAGGCTGGCAGTGCGCCGCAGC